TTATTCGTTCTCACATGCTGGTAAAGAATTACAAAGTTTCCAAGGATCAGATACTATAGCTGGAGATAACTTTGGTACTTCTGCACATGCGAGTGATGGTACTCTCGTTATTGGTGCACCTACTGCTGGAAATACTGGTGCAGCATACATTTATCCAGTAACAAATACACCATCAGGAGTAATTCAAAACCTCACAAACATTACATCCACAGGTAGTGGTGCTACAATTGTTGGAGCTACATTTGATAGGGGTGGGTATTTAATATTTGATGGTGTTAATGATTACCTTGATCTAGGATCAGGTATAGCTATAACAGAAACTGATGGATGGGCAGTAGAAGGATGGTTTAAATTCCCAGATCCTTCTAGCAATAATACTGCTGGTGCATGGAACTATCTCTTTAGACTTTCTCCTGCAACATCAGGAGGTCCTAACTATGAAGTTGGGATGTTTGGTACTGATAATTCTTTTGAAATTAAGGATAATGGTTCAGCACAACAAATTATAACTTGTACTACAACTCCTAACACATGGCACTTTATTTGCTTCGGGCAAACTGGTGTTGGAAAACTCTTCTTAAAGAATAGTAATGCTGATGGATCATTTACAACTGTACAATCCACTTCAGCTGCAACCTCTGGCAATCCTGATCCAATTACCAAATTGTTTTGCAATCAAAATGGTACTGGATGTCTTAATGCACATTGTGGAGAGATCAGGATTTACAATAGAGAAATACTCACACCAGAATTTACTGTAAACTACGGTGCTACCCGAAGTAAGTACGGTATCTGATAAATACATAAAGCATAATATACTACACGGAACATAGGTAATGGCAAGGAAAACTATTCAGAGTAACTACTATCTATTTGATGCTTCTGCGAGAGAGGTTATCATTCCTGGCGGTGTTCAAAGAGAGAACCTTATTTTGATCACCAACGTGACTGATAATAAAATAATTTATAACTTCTCTGATCCTGAGCTTACTGCTACTACCTACAGTATTCAGACTGATATCAGAAACGTTACAACAACTAGAGTTATCTTACAATATGATACAACAGGAATGTCAGACACTGATGATTTACAGATCATCGTTGATGAGTTTGAGGAGACTGTTAGACCATCAGAGACATTCAATGATGCTGTAAACAAATCAAAGATTTCTCAACCACAGTCACAAATTGATACTGACTTTGAGTATGGTACTCAAGATACTAAATGGGAAGCTTTATCAACGATCAACAATAACCCATTTGCTTACAAGTCTCAAACACCTATTGTAATTACAGAAATTCAAACCACTAGTGGTAGTAGAGAGATGGCAGTCTCTTGTTCTACACCACCAGATGCAGGTACTGCTATCTACATGCAAGACACCACATTTCCTGGCGCTAACGGTGTGTTTATTATTGATAGTAAGAGCACCAGTGGTTCATTTGTTGGATTCAAATACACTGCAAAATATGAGTGGCCATCAGGAACTGGTGGTACAGACATCTATGACAGTGCTAGAACTGCTGTATATTCTGGTATTCATTTCACTGGATCTGATCTTGGTGGAACAATTACATTGTCAACACCAACAGCTGGTGTCATGTCTGGATCCGTTCAGGTAGATACTACACAAGCACATGGTCTTGAGGTTGGTAATGAAATTGCTGTTAGTGGATCTGCTGGTACAAATGTTAATGGATCTTGGGTTGTAGGAAGAGTAGAAACTCCAACTAGATTCTATTACTATCCAGATGCAGCACCCACTGGATCTGTTGCAACAGGAACTATTAAACTATACCCTAGACCACAAGGTAACTCAGTTCATAGAGCATTTGATGGTGGTGTTAAATTCTCTACCAACTCTTTCTCTAAGAACCAACAAGCAATCAGACAAACAAAAAGATATTTCCGTTATCAGTCAGGTAAAGGTGTATCGTTCTCCACTGGTTCTATTCTAGAACCTGCTATTGAAAACCTTGATAGCATCACTGCATCTGGTACTACAGTAACTGTTGTATCAACTGATGCACATAACGTTACTAGAGATACAGTTGTCAGAGTTCAAGGTGTAAACGATAACAACTACAACGGCACATACAATGTTACTAACGTTGTTGACCCATACACTTTCCAGTATACTGCTACCTCTGCTCCAACAGATGCTACTGCTGCAGGAGAATATACTATCACTCCAGTTAATTCCTATGGAACTAAACTAGAGATTGGTATGATGGATCAACAGAATGGTATCTTTTTCCGTTGGGCAAGTGGAAACCTTAGTGTTGTTCGTAGAACTTCTACTTTCCAGTTATCTGGTAGAGTAACAGCAACAAATGGTAGTACATTAATTTCTAGTTACGCAGGTCCTAACCTACAAACAACTAAGTTTGCAAAGCAATTAAAACCAGGTGACTATGTTGTTATCCGTGGTTCTTCTTATCGTGTTGATGGTATTATCTCAGATACACAGATGGTTATCTTCCCTGACTATCGTGGTCCTTCTTCAAGTAATGTACCAATTACAAAGACTGTAGAAACAGAATGGAATCAGGCAGACTGGAACATTGACCGTTGTGATGGATCTGGTAAGACTGGTTATACTATTGACCCAACCAAGATGCAGATGTTCTACATGGATTACTCTTGGTATGGTGCAGGTTTTGTACGCTGGGGTTTCCGTGCATTGAATGGTGACGTTATCTATGCTCACAAGATTCCTAACAACAACCAGAACACTGAAGCATACATGAGATCTGGTAACCTACCAGCTCGTTACGAAGTTAATACTATTCCACCTGCAACTATATGTTCTAGAACATTCACCTCTGGTGATACTACTTTATATGTTGCAGATGCACCTACACATTTCCCTGACTCTGGTACATTAAGAGTTAGAAAAACTACCAGTTCTACTGCTGGTACACAAGAGTATGTAAACTATACAGGTAAGGTTGTATTCTCTCAAGATATTATTGCTTCTGAAGCTGCTGGTGATACTATTACAGTTGCATCTACAACTGGTCTATCACCTGGCGGACAACAAACAATTACATTTGATACTCCATTTGCAAATATTGTAGCAAAGAAAGTATACTATGTTGCTGCAGTTCCTTCTGCAACTACATTTAAAATTACAGATACGATTGGAGACGCAACTGGTATTGCACTAACTGATGCTACTGGTTCTGCTCTATCTCCATTGTCTCGTGCTAGTGCTGGTTCATTTACTGGTGTTACTAGGGAACAAGCTGGTGCATCTGGTATTAATTTAACAATGGCATCTGGAACTTCCTCTGGTAGTGTAAGTTCTGGTACAGGTATTCAAAAAGGACAGAGAGTTTATGGATCTGGAGTTCCTGCTGATACATTTGTTCACAGTATCTCTGGTGTTTCTATCTCATTAAGTAAGGCAGTCACTTCTGCTAACCCAACAAATGTTATCTTTGCTCCACTTGGTGCAGCAGCTGCACAAGGATTTACATATGATGTGGATCAACCAACCAGTGTTGAACTTTTAGAAGCAACGTCTGTACCGCAGATCAGTCACTGGGGTTCTTCTGTTATTATGGATGGTCGTTACGATGATGACCGAGCATATGTTTACACTGTTGGAACTAGAACTGGTAGAGAGATTAACTCTGGTCAAACAAAAGCGTTACTTGCTATCCGTACTGCACCATCAGTTGACAATGGTATTCCTGGCTCATTTGGTGCTAGAGAACTAACCAATAGAATGCAGTTGGTTCTAAACTCTTGTGAGATCTCAACCAACGGTGCGTTGTTTGTTGAACTAATTCTTAACCCAAATATTTCTGATACTATTATATGGGAGAACGTTGGTGGTACATCACTTGCACAGTACGCAGAACTTACTAACATCGTTGACAACTTTGGTAGAATTAACGGTGAACTAATTGGAGGAGAAGTTATCTTTGGATTCTATGCTGATACTGGTGTTGCTGCATACGATCTTGGACAAGTTAAGGAACTATCTAACTCTATTCTTGGTGGTGGATTTGATAGCTTTACTGCTACAACAGCACCTGATCCTACGGGTACTTTCCCAGACGGTCCTGAGGTATTAGCAATTCAAATCACCAACATCGCTGGTGGTCGTGGTTCAAATAGAAGAGCTGCTGACGTTAGAATTTCATGGACTGAGGCACAGGCATAATGGTAGCATTAATTGTAATCGTTGTATTAATAGGTGTAACAGGTTGGGTCATTAGGTATTACGACCCACATAATTAACCTTATACATATATAATGTTAGTGAATGAAGACAGATGAATAAGTTAAAATGGATTTCTGTTGGTGTGGTAGGCAGTCTTTTTGCTGCTTCACATATCGGAATGATTGGATATATTGCTACAAGACAAACAGAACCACCACTACCATCAGTGGATTTACCTGTAGGTCCTTACACATCATATAAAGTAAGTGTATCGGAAGATGGATATGCTATTTCATACAAAGCAAATGATCCCAAGACTGCATACATCACTAAAGATATTAAAGAGAAGGGTGGATTCTTAGGACTAGCAAACAATACTACTAAGATTGCAGAAGAATACTTTATGGACGGTGCAATCAATCAAGGTGGTGCAGTATCAAATCATAGATCATGGTTAGATCAGAAACCAGGTTTGACTCATGAACAAGCAGCAGAGATAAGTGCTGAAAGAATTGCATGTATCAAAGCAATAGGATCAGGAGAAGGCACAGGTAGAGTAGTTGGTACAAGTATTGGTGCAGCAGCTGCACCTAGTCTTAGCACTATACCATTTGTAGGATGGGTAGCTGCAGGATGGGTAGCAATGTTCGGTGGTAATCAAGGTGCAGAGATAGGTGGTAACATGGCAGAAGATATGAGTAAGGATTGTTGATAAATAGAACAGCAAATAAAATATTATGGCAGAGGAAAAGAAAGAGAAACCGAAAGGTCCTCTAGGTAAACTTAAGGAAGCAGTTGACGATAAAGAAGAGCAACTAGCATACCTAGCGACACTGATAAGAGTGATCGTTCTCGTGTGGTCCGCAGGAATTTTAACTTTGAACTACGTTAAAATACCAGGTTATGACGCAGGAGAAAAAATTGATCCGACCTTTATAGCTTCGGTCTTCACAGGCACTTTAGCTACTTTTGGCGTCCAAACGGGAGGTAAGAAAAAGAACGGTGCTAGTGGTGGAGATGCAAATATATCTAAAAAAGATATGGAGTTTCTTATTGCTAAGGCATCAGAGACTGCACCCGCACAAACTATCAGGATTGAATCAGCTCCTGTAAAAATTGTTCCAAACGACAAATAAAATCATGCAAAAAATTATTAATGTACTTGCTATTTCGTCTTTCGTTATATGTCTTTCCGCTGTTGGCGGTGGCGTGTATCTTTATACTCAAAAGGATGCCATCATAGAGAATGTTAAAAGTAAAGTAATGAAATCTGTAATGCCTAGCATAGGTGGTGGTATCACTGATGCTATACCAAAGAGCACAGGTCCTGCATTACCATCTCCAAGCACTGCACTTCCATTCTAATGAGTGAGATCCCTCAGATTGAGATCGGGGTACAAAATATAAACATACCTAGTATAGAAGCACCTAACATATACAATTACGTTCCACATACAAAGGTATATCCTTTTATATTAAACATAGGTTCACCTGTTGTGAACATGCCAGGTTGTGTAAAGTATCACCCTGACTCAGCAAAAAATAGAGAAACCCCCAACCTAAAGGAAGAAGATTCCAATGGGACGAGGGTTCTTTGTGATGCTACTTATCCAACGTATGATGCGATGGACTATACACCAGAAGATTTATTAATATACAGAGAGACACCACCACCCAAGGTAGAACCACCCCCAGAAGTAGAACCACCACCATTACCTGATACAGGTGACATACCTACAGGTGAGATAGAATGTCCTGGTCCTGCACAACTGAGAGTTGGTGACATTACACAGTCTGGTGATGAAAGAGTTGTTGGACATGAACTTCAAGGCACTACCTGTGTGACATTGTATGAACCAACTACAGCAGTAGAGAAATTTTTACCTTCTGTAAATCAAGCAACAACCACAGTGGCAATAGCAGTGATTGCAACAGCAGGAGCTGCTGCAACACCATTGTTATTACGACTTATAAAACCAATCATTAAAAAACTCACAACTACCGCCCAGAAAAAACTAGGTCGTCATCGTGAGTTATCTAAGAGTGAGATAAGAACAAACAAATATCGTGAGAAGAAAGGACTACCTCCTTTAAAAATTAAAAAGAAATAGTTATTTAAAATTACCTATAGATACTTCCTTTAGATCACTAGCATCACCATTAGGTGTGATAGTATGTGTGTGAGGACCTACTACGTTAGGTGCATTGATAAGCATTACGTCTGCACATATACTATAGTATGGTGACTTTGGATGGAAAACTATACCCTCTTTTTTTAAATTTCCACAATTTTTTAATCTAGCTATCTCAAAGTCAAGGCGTTTATTGGCAGTAAGTTGTGTACGATATTCATTATGTAAAGCAACTGCTTCCATACACTTCTCTCTTGCTTCTTTATCTAATGGTATTGATATCGTTGCACTAAAACCTAAGTTAATATTCTGAGTAGACTTCTGACCTGTACGAGTAGGGATGTAGTAGAGTATCTCACCAGGTGAGTCAGGTATATTATCATCATTATTATCTGCGTTGTTGTACACTGGATCAAGGAAGATGTCCTCGTAAGGATCTTGCCATGTTCCTGTTCTGGTGATGTATGGTGTAAAATTGGCGGTAGCAGTCTGACATGATATGCCATCACCATACTGATTAGTAATATAAGGACCTTGTAAAACTTGTATAGCTTGATTGGTCACTGAGCCACTAGAATTAGCGACTGGATTTGCTGTAGCAGAAACACCTCCTACATCTGTTGCATACACAGGCACACATGTAGAAAGTGCAGTGATAGCAGTCAGTTTGAGAATATACTGGTTGATTCTGTGACCGAATTTACG